TAACCTACAATATGCAACACATGAGTTGAGCGAATACGGTTTAATTCTAAAGACTAGAGGTAAGAGTGGAGATGCTGTAAATCATCAAAATTACACAGGCAGTAATGAGCAAACAGAATTGCTTGATTCTAATTATGAAAGAGTAGAAATTACTGCTTCAAATAAAACAACAAATCAACTAAAAAGATTTGGTGTTATGCGATTAGTTGAAGCAACTTTTGATTGGCATATGAACCCAATTGATTATGAAAGCGTTGCTGGAAATGATGATTATGATAAGATTACTAATTTTAAGTATCCTAGAATGAAAGTATTGTATAATGCTTTAGTTAATACATATTCTGCTGGTAATTCAGTGTCTTTTGATACTATAACAGATGCTTCTGGTAGTAGTGAGGCCAATATGACTTTACAAGGTTCTGATATTATTTATAGAGCAGACGGAACTATACTAGGAGAAGTTCATACAGGAGTTACAAATGTAACTTCTTTGAGCATTTCTGGTACTCAGATTGTATTATATGGGGCTGCGCCTGTACCTGATGAAAAGGTGTATATTATTAGACAGAAATTATTCAGCACTCTAGCAGATAACGAGTTTGGAATTAACACTCTCGGCACAAACCCCTTTAGAATGTTAAATAATTATATTGCTTTACCTAATATTACTAAAGGCTATTTTGAGTTTAAATTACTTCAGTCTGATACTCATAAGTTCGATGCACAGAATGTTTTTGTTCCTTTAATATCCGATGTTATACACAATGGTACTGGTTTTACTTACGCTAATGACTATTACTCTTTATTTCATGAAGCACAGGCTTGGGGCGAATCAGTTAGTTGGTACACTCCTTCTAAGGTAATATATGGTTTAGCAAAACCTACAACTGATGTTGCTGGTGAAGCATATAATAGAACAGACCCTATACAATATAAAATAGGAAATAAAGGAGATTTATACGGTAAAAGTATAATTATGTTTAAGAATATGAAAAAGGCATTCTCTACTCAATCAGAAGATAAGTTTAGTTTAGAAACTTCTGCACCTCTAAGCCCTGGATTGTATGGTACTAATGACGAGTATGAAGACTATGCTGATGATTTAGGATATGCTGATTTAGACCAAATAAGCCCTAATATAACAGTATTTGAAGAATCAGGTAAACAAAACTTTGCTATATGTGGAATGAAAACTGAACGGCACATTTATGCTGCACCTAATGGAGAAGATAAAGGCAATCATCCAGATACAAGTCTTAGATGGTCAAGAGTAGGAAGTCATAGAACAGGAAGTACAAACGAAGGTGGTCTATTTCAAGCACAGGCTTTTATCAAACCTAGATTGATTCTCCCGTCTACTAACTCAACTTCTTTCACCTTAACAATGAATGATTCTACTGATAACCTATGGTTAGACTTTGTTCCTAATCTAGAAGGATATTATTTGGTATCAGAAAAGATGGGTAGCAAATACATTCCTAGTTTAGATAATACCTCGGCTCATGCAAATACAGGAAGCCCAGATTATGTCGGTAAAATAATAACACATGCTACTGACAAAACTGGTACTTACACTACACATACCATAACGCTGGACAAAACATTGACTACAAGTAGCGTTGGAACATCATTCAGACTAATGAGAATATCAGAAACTACTTTTGAAGATACACCAGATTATTTTGAAGTAAACAAGATGTTTGATACAGGATTAAAATATACAAGTCTACAACAAAACTTTGTTACTACAATAGAAGATGAAAGCGGGGCAGATGCAGCCGTTTCAGAATCAGGAGATAGTTCGGACGGTTTTGCAGAATACAGAGTATATCAACAAGGACTATACTCGATGTATTTGCTATTAGATATAGATACATTCAACACTTATATTGATAGGAGAACACTAACTGATGCTAGGGCTTTGTTTGCTGATGGAGATTCGTTGAACTGTTATATTACTGATGGTAAAAATAGCCAGGAAAAGAATCTAATTATAACAGAAACCACAGACAATCTAAGGTTTTCATATGATGGAAGTTTGACAGGATATGGAGTTGTATCTTTTGGTGAAACATTTACAATAGAAACTACACATACGCCTAATAATACAGAAGCAGTTGAAGCCTTTATTGGAACTACAATTACCGTAGGTACTGATGCTGAACAGGCTATTACAGAAATATTGGAAGAGAACGATATTGATGTTGACCCATCATTAAAGAATATGACATTTACAGGCAACATAGTAGATTCAGATACTTCTGGTACAACCATTACCTTTACTGCAAATCATTCAGGCATTAGTGTAGATGATGTAATCTATAATCAAGACGGTAAGTTAATTGGTAAGGTTACTACTGCTAATTCAGGTACTACTATTGCTGTTAGTAATATATTCTATAAACCAACAAAGAATGATGAAATAACTAAATACGAAAGAAAACCATTTGTTCTAAGTACCGATTTCAATGAGCAGGATTTATTTTCTTCGGTTAACTATTTAGCAGCAAAGAAAGGGCTAGACTATACTTTTGAGAATAAGAAAATTAGAATTAAAGACCTAGATAATTATGATTCAAGACGCAGATTCTCCCTACAATATAGGGATGGTGCGAATCTTATATCGGTTGAAAGCAACACTAGCCTTTTTGATAAGGCAAATAAGGTCATAGTGATTGGAGATA